GGACCTCCAACAGATAGTTTTTGTTGTTGGTGAAATACTTACCAGCGTGGCTCCCCTTGAACCGCGCATATAGGAAGAATACATTATCGAACATCTTACCCTCCTTAATAAATGAGAAAGGACCTCCTTGTGAGAGGTCCTTGCAAGCAAAGGCTTGTTTTCAACCAGCGTGAACCAGTATCAACACTCTCATTTTAGCATATTATTATTTTTCTAGCTTCTCTTGATCCTTGAACTGTTTTTCGCCCCATCGCTTTTCAGCATTTTCAGGTAGCGTGTAGAACAAGTAAGTATCAGTGGTTTTCTCACCGTTTTCATTCTCGCTAACGTCCTGCACTTCATAAGTCGTAACGATACCCTTGAGCATCATATATCGCATTGCGATCATAACATCGAGCGCGAAATATCCACTTACATAGTTGGCGTAGAAATTTTCTTCAGGATCAGCTTCAACTTCAGCCAATTTACCCAAAACATAAGGGGTAACTTGAATAAGATGTTCGATAGTGGTATCAAACGCCCACTCTTCCGGTACCTTGAGCACATCGACTTTACCAGTTTTCTTATCGATGAATAGAAATCCATCGTCTTGTGCGCGCCAGCAAGCAGCGTTAAAGTCGATCGGTCCCATTTGAGCGAATACTTGGGCGAGGCTTTGCAAGTTACTGCCATCATACTCCTGATCGAGATAAGTGAATTTACCTTCGTTTGCAACGAAGATCACCTTCATCATATCGTGTAGTAATTTACCTTTGAGCTCTGACATGGTTTCCTCCTTAGAATCCAAAGTTATTATCTACACCGCTTGCCGCTTTTGCCTGCTCTTCAGCCCCTTCAGGCAGAACATCAGCAAAATCGAACAATTGGTCATCACTAAACTCAGCCGTTACAAGTTGTTCCTGCAACGCGAGCTCTAGGTATTCAAAGAACTCAGGGTCCGGCAGGACACGAATCACTTTGAATTTCTTGGTGCTTAAATTACCGGCGATGTAATCACACCACTTACGACCGGAGGCGAATAGCTGACCTTGGATTTGCTTCCAGTGCTTATCAGGTACACCATCTACCAGTACATCGGCAAATGAGTTGTCCTTCAACACCTTGGCTTCAACGATACCTTCGTCATTCACACCACCATCAGGTGAAGCGAGGAAGTGTTCGTTGAACCATGCGCCCACCGGCACAACGGTAACGCCCTTCTCCTTCTCGTATTGACGAAGTAGGAAATCTTCAAAGTCGATACCGTCCTGCATTGCGCTGTTCACATAATGCTCGAAGGCAACGCCGAACTTCCGCTCGAAGATTAATTCCTTCTCATAATCGAGGCGAGCCTTGAGCGGTTTGCCTGCGCCGGTCTTGGCTTTGCTTACCGCCAACCAGTCCACGAGCCGCGAAGCCGTAGGCTTGCCGAGCCGTAAATCATACCAAGGCTTTGTGCGCTGCTCACCTGCGAAATACTCGAACTTCATTACTTTATCTCGCTTATCTGCATGGTGCCAGGGAACTCTTTACCGCTGTCATCATCGAAATGACCAACAACTGTAGGATTTCCGCTAGCATCTACCTTAACGATAGTGCCATGCTTATATACGCCTGATCCTGTACCGTTGTAAGGGACCAAAGTGTATTTCGCTTCGTTTGATATTGTTAATGGTTTGTCATTCATTCCAATGTTCCTTCCTATGTTTATGCTAAAGAACACGAGTGCCGCCAGTATTGCTATCAATAAGATAGAGATGCCGACTACGTTACCTTTGCTTGCACTCATAACTAGAATCCGAACGGTTGTTCTTCGGTATCAACTGGCGTACCAGTTACCTTAGCTTCACCGCTTCCGACTGTAACAGTCTTTGGCTTAGGTTCGTATCCAGTAAGGTTTTTGTCGAAGCTCTTGCGAGTCGTACCCTTTTCATCAGTGTAAGTTCGGGTGTCTGATTCGTAAATCGAGAACCAAGCTTCTTTACCAGGTAGCATTTTTTGGCAAGCTTTTTCGAGTTCTTCAGTGCCTTTAATAGCATTGAACTTCTCGCGAACGCCGTCTTTTTTATCTTCAGGTGCATTGTGAACAAAGATTGCTCGGAGGGTGCTGAAGCTAAAGCCTCGCGCGCCTTCAGAGTGGAACCATAGGCGAACCTTGTCAGTTTTTTCCCCATTGTCAGGATCGACTACGGTGATTTCCGCAAACTCTTTTTCGTCTTTATCTTCAGTGAAGCCAAACTCGATGCTCGAAATCTGGACCTTGTGGACACCTTGCTCGAAGTAATTAAATGATTTTTCTTCTTTTTCAGTGTCGCTAAATGTTGCTCGTTGTGCCATGATATGACTCCTTCTTATTGTTTCAAGTGTCCTCGTCAGCCTCTCTGCCTCTCAATACGGAGAGAGTCAAATCGTTTATGGCTACCGCGTGGTGTTTTTATACTGCCACGCACCTCATCTATTGCAGTCTGCTGATAGGTATAGTGCTTCGAAGCTCACTAACCGTCAAACACAGATTGGCTGAAAAGGACACTTGAATTATTAATTTACTTTATCGACCTTGGGCTTTTCCAACTTTGACTTTCTTCTTGGGAAGCTCCCAACCGATAGCCGTTAGAAAATCCTCGATCTCACCATATTCAACTTTGCCCGCCATGACTTCACGTTTGTGAATCAGGTGTGCCGAGTGCTTTTCGCCATCGAACTGCGCGATAACTTGTGCGTCCATGAAGCGAGTAACGTAACGGATATTCTTGAGCTCGCTGGCGAGTACAATCGATCCACTTACATCGTCCATCTGACGTTTAGTATAACTCAGTACAATGACGTTCTTCTTAATGCCGGCAAGTGCATCAGCAAACGCATCAATCTTCTTGTTGAGTGCGCCGGTGCCTTTGCCCCATGCCATATCAGTAAGCGACTTGAGCGGTGCACCACCTTCGGCACGCATACCCAATTGCTGAAACTCTTTGAGCGTTTCATCAGCGAAAATATCACTAACACCTTCAATGGTATCGATTACCAAAGTTTTGTAATCTTTGTTCTCGATAAACAAAGTCAGCGTTTCGCGTATATCACTTACGGTTTTCACGTTCACCGCATCAAGCCCGGACTTGGCAGCGTTGCCATCGGTGCTCATGAATAGCGGTTTCGGTGCTTTCGCCGCAATAGTTGTTTTACCACTGAACGGCTCCCCGATAATCAGGAACTTGCTCGGCGGCTGAGGTGTTGCTTTGACTACTTCAACCATGACTACTTTCCCTTCTTTGGTGCTTTGACCAATTTAGCTTTTGCTTCAGCCTTCATCGCATCGCGAAATACTTTGCGCGCGATTTGGCTTTTGTTCATATCTTCACTGACAGATTTTCGCTCGATCCAACTTGCGATATCTTGGTCAAGAGTGAACGCCATATTTACTGTTACGTTTTCATTCTTCATGCTAACTCCTTCCTAGCTTCAATGCTTTATCAAACTCATATATATCACGGTCCAGTTGCAATGCTTGTGAACCCAATCCAACCAAGAATAATCCTTCGAGGCTTCGTACTCGGCTGAGGGCAACATAACCCATGCCTGGCACGAACGCCTTGCTTAAATCAATCTCGGCTGCATCGAGGCTCATGCCTTGCGACTTATGGATTGTAACCGCCCATGCGAGGCGTAGCGGTGTCTGCCATACTTCAGCGACAACATATTCGCCTGTTTCATTCATCTTGCGCCAACCATAGCGCTCGACCTGTATTTTCAAGCCGTCAGTAGTTTCAACGACCGGCTCGCCTTCTTGGAAGCCGATAACCCGACCGCGAGTACCGTTAACGAATCCAGCTTCAAAGTCATTGGCAACGAACATTACTTCCGCGCCGATTTTGAGCTCTAACCGTTCAGGGCAAAGCAGATTCTTCTTGAGCTTATCAACTTCCCACTCGCTACCCTTACCACTCATATAAAATTCGTGTGAAGGTCCATCGAGTAGGGCAAGCTTTTGGTTATTCAGTGCATCAACATCTACGTTGTGCGTATAAAGTTTCGTAATAGTTTCATCGGGATTTAACCCTGTTCGGGATTCTAAAGTCCTCCGTTCCTCAGGCGAAATGCCTCCCTGTCGCATCGACCTTAGAATCCCAAGTAGATTATCGTCAGCCCCTTGACGATGCTGTTCGGTCAGGTAGCAGGGCGTAAGCTCTGCCACGCGCCATGCGTTCGAATGGTGGGCGAAATCTGTTTCAGACGATCCACGAACGACTGGCGGCAATTGGAACATGTCCCCGACCAAAATAACTTGCAGCCCACCGAATGGCTTTTCGTTATGCCGAATCCATCGGCACGCCCGGTCTACCATATCGAGGCGGCTACCATGAAGCATTGACACCTCATCGATAATCAGAATATCACATCGATTGTATCGCTCCTGCAACTTCGGCTTCCAGCTCATGCGGTCCAAATCGGAATCTTTCACGCTGTCGGCGATGCCGAGCCCACTCCACGAATGGATTGTAGTACCGCCGAGGTGCGAAGCTGCTATTCCTGTACTGGCTGTTATTGCAATGCGCTTGCCACGTTCCTGTGCTTCTTCGATGAACTTGTTGAGTGTGTAGGTCTTACCGGCTCCCGGTTCACCGGTTAAGAAAACATTTGCGCCACTGTGCATTTTTGCTATTGCTTCAGATTGTTTCATTTAGTACCTGTACATTCCAAAAGCTTCATCATCACAAGGCACGAGCTTTTTTATATTTTCTTTACCGGTTACTTTATCGCCATTCGATGCGATCATTTTATCGTCCCAAGATTTGATACCGATATAGATAGCCCAATCGTGTATCTGACCGCGTTTCGCGACCCATCGTAAGCTACGACCATCATTTGACATATTGATGCCTTCTGGACTGTTCACCGTTTCGCCGTGAGCGAAGATGGTGTGGTCCGGCATATCCTTCAATTGCTGTATGCTTAACATATTTTTTTACCCTGCCTTTTGCTTGCTTGCTATATTAAATATTACTACTCGTTAATAGTTTTGTCAACCATTTCGCGCTTAAATTGTTCATAAGCGGCATTGATATTGCGAACAGCCCATATCACGAGTTTTTTCTTACGATTGAAACGGATTGGGGTCCAGTGTCCCTTTCGCTCATATCGTGTATTGAAATCTGCGCGGAACTTAAACCACTCGACAAACTTCACGCCGAAAATGCTTAGTTCACCGGCTGCGTGATCCACTGGCAATACCAGCGTATAACCGTTATGCTTCACATATCGAATGCGGAACTGGAACATATCATATTTGGTCGGGACCGCGATATAATATTCCTCAGTGTCAATCTTTTGTGCTAGAAATTTTTTCCAGTCTTTCATCGTTTGTAATTCCTTTCAATTATTTTCATTACTTTGCGAAACTTAAACCATTTGATCGGGTTGCGATACCATTTATAATCTGGAAAATCAGCATACTCATCAATAGCTATTATACTAAAGCCACCTTTGCCGTCCGGAACTCCTTGAACAATAACTGATTTATCGCCGTCCTTTTGACCAACATCAATACCAACGAACCTAGTCCCCATTTGTCGAGCACGAGGGAAAAAATATTGCGGAAACGGTTTATCACTTTCCTGTATATGCTTAAATACTTCGTGCTGATATGGTCGCAGTTCAGGAAATGGAAAAGGGTGAACAGGTATTTCAACTTCTTTTGACTTATCAATACTCTTTAGATCGCCGTATGGTTTTTTCATTTCAATAACCACCTTTCGATTTTGCGTGATAGCCACGCGTGAAATTTAACTCGGAACATACGCACAAGCTCCTCTCGTTATTGACGGCAAGGTATCAACCCAAGCCGCTTTAGTTCGCCAACGATGACCACAAATACCAAGCCCGGACGCATATTCTACTGGTGCGGTGCATACCACTTCAGTATAATCTGATCGGGTCCGATGATAGCCATTGAACGCTGAATGATTATGCTTATAGTGAGCAATCTTCCAGTGCTCGCGACTATGCACTTTACAATTTGCGCCTTGGCTCATATTACTCGCCTTTCTCATTCACTGGTTGACCAGTAATTGCACTACGAAAATCACTAAGATGTTTCGCAAGATTAATTTCTTGTTTTACCCACCCAAGGGTTTGACCTTCACAAAGTATTTCGCCATTTGGCATTACCAATACATCGAGCTTAGCGAGTGTCATTTCATTTGGATTTTCTTGCATTAGTTTAACTCCTTTATTTGAAATTCTTTTACAGTTATTGTGAGCCCATCGCCAGTATCTTCAGCCTTACGCATTCGGAACGCATCGAGGGCTGTCCACTCGACCACATCACTCATTACCTGAACCTCCGTAAGTCATATACTTCGCGAAGTACCAATGCTTTCTTTTCGTCATCGGTAAGCTTTTTACCTCCGGGGTGGCAATCGGACCAATATTCGCCATTATCACCTTCTTCAGAGTGATTGAATCCTTCCCAAATACATTCAGCTGTGTGTTCATCGACTAATACTTGCAGTGCGAAGTGATCCACTACGATAGCAGGCATACTGGCTTCAGCGACACCACGCATTAGTTCGCGTAAATTATCGAGTATGCCAATACTTTTGAATCGAACATTACCAATTTTTAGATTTGCAAAATCCGGCTTCAGGGTTTCGATATCATGATGATCGAGCGTTTGGCGAAATGCCATTTGCGCGTGATTCTGTGATGCAAACAGCATTATTGCCGATCGCTCGAAGTTTATTCCCTCGGTCATTAATGTAGTATGACCAATTCGGCGCGTACGTTTTTGATATTCCAATAGTAAGTCAAGCCTTGACATCGCTAATCCTTTCGTCTGCATATCCAACAATCCATTCATCGGGTTGCAAATCTGCATCAGGTTTAATTAATAATCCTTGGACACTTTCATTTGTGAACACTGCTGGTATCTTATCGACACCAAGTTCAGCGCACATATCATTGAGTGCTTTATACCCAAGTCGAATCTCAAGTCCACCATTGCGACCATATCGGTGAATGAAAGCATGGCGCGCCTTGGCGATTGCTTCTTGTGATATTGGTTCTGCCGTTACTATATATCGGGCATTTCGTTCAATTATTTTCATATTATTCCTCCTCGACTTTCTTAATCCATTGTGCTACCTGAAAATCGTTCTTAGTTTTCAGGACGGTATATATATCTGCTTCGATGCTATTCGGCGTGCGGAAATTATAGAAAGTGGTTTTGCTTTGTTGACCGTTTCGATATACGCGCCCGATTGACTGAAGATACTCAGCATAACTATATGTCGGACTGAAGTATATAACCTGAGTTGCATATGTCATTTCAACACCGGTTGATCCTGATCGGTAGTGTGATACTGTTACAGATCGTTTGATTTTAGCCCAATCCTTTTTGCTTGGCAGTTCGTGCTTTGCGCCGTCTTGTCGGAAGATCGGGCGGTCCTTGAATTTCTTTTTAAGCATATCAAGGATAGCCTCGCGCTCGGTTATGTAATTGTAGAAGATCACCACGTTTTCTTCGGTGCCGTCAATGATGTCGGCGAGGTAATCGAGTTTCGGACCAGTTAAGGTTTGGCGGAGTGCGTGCGCCAAGGCGCTGGCGCTGTCGAGGAGCTCGCCTTCGGCGTTGCGGCGGTCCAGCATCGTTTTCATGTAGTCGGTTGGTCGTTTGAAATCGACACCGATAAATGTACGGCTTGGAAGATCGAGCGCCTCGCCCTTAGTAAGTCGGCGGCTGATCTCTTGCCATTGCATCATCATTTCATCTTCGTGCCAGTAGCCATCAATCTTAGGGAAGTCTACATAGTTGGCATAATTCACATATCGCTGCTTGAATTGAGTAACGCCTTTTGTGAATCCCCAAATTTTTGAGTAGTTAGCGAAGTCGATCCAGCCATTTGGCAATGGCGTTGCGCTCAGTCCGACAAAGAATTTTGCATCTTTGCTCGCCCAATATACTGATGTGCCGATTCCGCTTTGTGGATTCTTGGCGCGGTGGACCTCATCACAAATAACCGCGTGTTGTGTTCCGCCATATTTCGGCGCGAACTTGTGCCAGATCGCACGCTTACCGGCTAGGAATTGTTTATTGCTAGGGTTTCGGCTGAATTTCTCGTATGAATAAATTTCGTATTCAGGCTCATTGCCTTCACCGAACCATTCAGTAATATCTCGCTGCCAGTCCTCTGTGCGAATCTTCGAGGCGGGCGCAAGTATCAACAGTGGCGCGCCGGAGGCGTGTCGCTGGTAGTGCGCTAACGCCATGAATGTCTTACCAGTACCAGTATCAGCAGCCATAATGC